AAGTAACAGAAGAAGGGAAATCTAATACATATAATGAGTTATTAGAAAAAGACTATGATGAAATTCCTGTAGATATAGAAACATTTTTAAAAGATAAAAGATATTTAGGTAAGGGTCTCGTCAATGAAGAGGGGACCTTTACTGTATATCGTTATTGGCAGAAAACTTTAAAAGAGATATTTCCTGACCCATTAAAGCCAGCAACATGCAATATTCTAGCACTTTCAGGTGGAATTGGTTTAGGTAAGTCTTTCATGGCGGTACTCTGTGGACTTTATGAACTTTATAGAATGTTATGTTTAAAGAATCCGTATGTATATTATGGACTACAGCCAATCGATAAGATAACTTTTGCATTTATGAATATCACATTAGATGCATCTAAAGGTGTAGCCTGGGATAAAATGCAACAGCTATTACAGAGTTCTGATTGGTTCATGGAGAAGGGAACAGTCACAGGAACAGTAAATCAAGAATGGCATCCACCTAAAGGAATAGAGCTTATAGCAGGTTCTTTAAGTAGACACATAATCGGTCGAGCTGTATTTTTTTGCTTCCAAGATGAGGTCAGTTTCCGAAATAATCAAGACGTAGAAAAACAAAAAGAGCAAGCTAAAGCATTAGTAAATACTGCGTTAGCACGTATGCAGTCAAGATTTATGAAAGGTGAGGTTAATCCAACATTAATGGTATTGGCTTCATCTAAAAGAACAGAACAATCATATATGGAAACCTTTATCAAGCAAAAGCAAGAGAATGATTTAGGAACAACAAAGATTGTAGATGAACCCCAATGGGTAATAAGAGAAGATAAAGACAGTACAATAAAATTTAAAGTAGCAGTAGGTAATAAATTCTTATCATCAGAGGTAGTTCCTTTAGATGTAACTGAAAAAGAATTACAAATATATAGAGATCGAGGATATACATTAATAGATGTTCCTATGGGATATTATGAGAACTTTATTGATGATATAGATATAGCATTAACAGATATAGCGGGAATAAGTACATCAAGTAGTAGTAGGTATTTCTCCGGACCAAGAATAGCGAAAGTAAGATCAGACGAAATACAAAATGCTTTTATACGAGATGTTATTGAAGTAGGAAATAACCCTGAAGATACTACACAGTACATAGATTATTTCGATATGGATAGAATAGATAAGAGTTTATTAAATAAACCATTATACATTCATATGGATATGTCTATAAGCGGAGATAAAACAGGTATCTGTGGTACATGGATATTAGGAAAGAAACCAAGTACAGATGAAAAGAACATGTCTAAAGACCTATTATACAGACCTGCATTTTGTGTATCGGTAAAAGCACCGAAAGGGTTTCAGATTAGTTTTGAAAAGAACAGAAATTTTATATATCAACTAAAAGAATTAGGCTTTAATATAAAGGGAGTAAGCTCAGATACTTTTCAGAGTGCTGATACTTTACAGCAATTACAAGCACACGGATTTAACACAACAATTATATCAGTAGATAGGGTTGATACAGATAGAATATGTAAACCTTATCAAATGTTAAGAAGTGTTATCTATGAAGAAAGAATACAGCTATTTAATAATAAATTATTAGTAGAAGAGCTTATAGGACTAGAAAGAAATAATAATACTGGTAAACTTGATCATACTAGTTCTGGTATCAATTCAAAAGACTCGTGCGACTCTTTGTGTGGCAGTGTTTGGAACGCTAGTCAGCATGCTGAGGAATTTGACTTTGAGTATGGAGATACTTTAGAAGCACTTATTGATATATCATCAATGCCAAGCACAGTTCTTGAGTCAGATGCACAACAAATGACTGTAAGTTTTGAGGAAGAATTAATGAGAGTTTCTAATGAATTTAGAGCAGATGTTGTAAATAAAACAGAAGAAGAAAATAATACAAATAATTCCGTATCTGATGATTTTTTCATTTACGAGGGAATAATAATATAGGGTGGTAAATGAGTAAGACGAAGAATAATAAAAATACAAAATACACACCAAAGCCAGTTCCAGAAAGAAATATAGGAATTGATTATACTGATGAGTTTTGGGAACTGATGGGTGAGGCAGTACAGTCCTCGCAAGTTGATATATCTTCTATAAATGCATTAAGTAATCTAGCACAAAACAGGGAGTCACTATATCAAACACTAGATACAATGGCACAAGATCCTGTAATTTCTGCTATGCTTGAAATATATACAGAAGATGCCACGGAAACAAATGAGAACGGTCAAATTGTTTGGGTAGAAGCTGAAGAATCCGAGGTAACTGCATATGTTGAGTTCTTACTTGATAGTTTAAGAGTTGATAAACATATCTATAAATGGATGTACTCACTTGTAAAATATGGTGATTTATACTTAAAGCTATTTAGAGAATCAGACTTTGAAGATGACTTACTGTCTAATAAAGAGAGAACTAAATTAAATGAAAAGTTTGATAAGTTAGAAGTAGAGTCAGAGGATAAAGAAGTACAAAAGCTAGAAGAGGCTAGAATAGTAGCTTACAGCAATGATGATAGGCTAGTTAACTACATTGATATTGTACCCAATCCTGCTGAAATGTTTGAGCTTACTAAATTTGGTAAGAGCTATGCATATGTAAAGGCAAACAATTTACCTACAATGCAAGGCGATCCTATGAACGCTTTCAATCTTACTCAATTATATAAATTTAGAAGAAGAGATGTTTTAGTATATAATGCAGTAAGTCACGTACATGGAGCATTAGAGGATAATGCTTCAAGAACTCCAGAGCAGATTCAGATATTCTTAAATGATAAAGAAGAAATAACAGCACAAGAAGCCACTATTTATACAGTAAGGAGAGGTCAATCAATCCTTGCATCTATGTATAAAAAGTGGAGACAGATAATGCTATTAGAATCTTCTTTACTTCTAAACAGATTGACAAAGAGTTCATTGGTAAGGGTAATTGAAGTAGAAACAGCAGATCTACCGAAGGAACAAGTTAAGCCTTACTTAATGAGAATTAAGACTATGTTAGAGCAGAAGGCTTCACTTAACATAGACGGTAATATGTCTGAATATACAAACCCAGGTCCTATGGAGAATAATGTTTATGTTCCAACACATCAAGGTGTAGGAGCAATCAATATCCAGCAACTGGGCGGTGATGTAAACGTAAAAGATATTGCAGATATTGACTATTTTAAAAATGGATTTTATGCGGCATCAAGAATACCTAAACAATTTTTAGGTGATACAGATGATGCTACAGGTTTTAACGGTGGTACATCATTAAGTATTGTGTCATCTAGGTATGCAAAGACTATAAAGAGAATACAGTCAGTTATGGTTCAAACCTTAACAGATGCTATTAATATTCTGTTATTAGACAGAGGACTTGATAGATATGTTAATCAGTTTACACTACGAATGCAAGAACCAGTTTCACAGGAAGAGTTAGATAAGAGAGAGGCTAGAATTTCAGAGATTGGTATTGTAAGAGATGTAATGGACTTAATTAGTGACGTTGAGGACGAATCTGTTAAGTTTAAGATCTTAAAGTCAATGCTATCTTCAGCAATAAATAATACAGAGGTATTAGATTATATCCAAGATGAGATAGATAAGATGGTGAAACAAGAGTCAGAAGATAGTGATTTTGGAAAATCTGATGATTCCGATATAGATTCAATACTAGATGAAAGAGAAGATAGTCCATCGTCTAATACATCTTTAGGTGATTTATTCGGAGATGACGATAATACAGAAATATCAACTTCTGCGGATGAAGATGATTCACTACCAACACCTGCTGAATTAGGTGCAGGTGATATGTCAGACAATTAAATAAAATATATCAGTTGATTGTATCAAAGAGAGGTGTTTTAGATAATGAGTACAATTAGTAAGAAAGAATGTTTAAATTTATTATTTGAATTAAGAGATAAGGGGATAGATTGTGATGATGTAATAACACAAACATTAAGCACAGTAGACCCACCATTATCAGTAATTAAATTTATTAACGATCATAGAGAACTAAATATTAGAAAATTCTATGAGAAGTTAAGGAAGTCATACAATAATAAATCAAGCAAGCTATATATAAACATAGTAAAAGAAGATAAACTAGAGCCAGAAGAGCTTGCAACCTGCCTAGGTGCATTATTGCAACAAATACTCTTATTTAACAAAGATTTAAAGAGTACCAGTTTTCTGGAGTCATCGAGGTCAGTAGAAATATCTAAATGTTTACTGCATTATCTAAAGACACAAGATACGATTCCATGCAGAAAAATACTAGCATTAGTAAAAGCAGATTTAAAAACTTTAGAAGAAATCTCTAAAAAATAAAAATATCTTGTAAATATAAATAGAAAATAAATTAAAGAATAGAGGTGATATTTTATGGCAACAGTATATGTAGAACCTAGAGAAGGTGAGACAAGAGCTGGTGCAACTGAAAGAGCAATCAAGAAATTTAGAAAAAAGGTTGCTAAAGAAGGAATCTTGCAAGAAGTTTATAGAAGAACTTATTATAAGAGTAAAGGACAGATTGCAAGACAGAAAAAGAAAGAAGCTAAAAGAAGAGCTTACATCAAAAAGATGAGAGATGAAGCTAAAGAAAGAGAATTTTAGGAATTTAACACATAGTAATGAGAAATTTAACAGAAAGTGATAAGCTAAAATTTCAGAGAATATCTCCTGAAGAAAGAGAGAAAAAGGGAATACTAGGTAGACTCTACGGACCTTGTGCAGACGTAATTAATGCTACAAGGAATGGTAGAAAATACGGAGAAGAATTATGGAGTAAAGTATTC